TCAATCAGTGATTGCCATGCTCCCACCTACGAACTCAGCATCCGGGGCCATGATACCGCCCGCGTACACGGCTCGCGGGTTGTGCAAGGAGGCTCGCAACACATAGCCCTCCAGTTCCCAGAGCTTGGCCCGGGCAGCCGCGATGGCATTGTCCGCCGCGATTCCGATGCCGATGTGGGCCTTGAAGTTCTCCGGGCTGATACAGCCCGAGTAGCCAGTGGCCACCACGTAGCCATCGGGCAAAGCAGCCACCGCCATTGTGGATGTCGTGCCAGGGAAATGGTGGGTTTTGATCACCAGGTCGGCAACCAATGAGTCGATGTGCTCCTTCGTGACGCGTGGAGCCACATCGGCGCCGCTCGCGCGAATTTGCCGTTCAATGGCCTCGTCCGAGTCCAGCGGGGGCTCCTGGGTGACGTCGAGGAAGGCCACTTTGCTGTCCACCAGCGCCTCTACCCCTTCGAACAGCGCCGAGGCCATGCAAGCTGCGCGGGTCAGCTCGGGCGACGTGCCACAGGCCTGAATGGTGAAAACCAGTTGCTGAATCTGATGAAGGACCGGGTGCTTGTAGCGATCAGGCATGAAAACTCCGTAAATTGACAGGTCAAGCCGCCTGTCGTCGGCGTTATCGGTAGGTCAGACGCTTGGACTTGGGCGGATGCCCAAAGTGGTAGCCGCCACAAAAGCTGCAGTGGTATGCCTGCATGTAGCCCTGGTAGCCTTTGCGGCGGTGCAACCCCGAGATGGCGGCCTGAGCCTCGGCGGCGTTGGTGTAGCGGTGCTTGCCCTTGCAGGCCTTGCGGCGGATATGGCGTTTGCTGCTCATGACCTCACCGCATCAGGTCATCCAGCCATATCCCCACGATGTCCAGCAGGGCCGCCTCATCCCCGGCGCCCAGCTCGCCCGTGTCGGGGTCGGCAAACAGCATTCCGCGCCGAGGCATCTTCCAGGTGCCCCATTCGTGGAATGCGGCCTTGGGGTCACCAAAGCCCACGCGCACGCTGGTGCCGTCTGCAGAGTGGGTCAGACTGGCGAGCAGGTCGCCGTGGCGATCCAAAAGGCGGCCATTGCCGTCGTCGGGATAGTTCTCGCGCGTCCAAGGGGCCCATGCTTCCCAGGCTTGGCCAGTGGGATCAGTCTCGGTCTCGAATCGGGCACTGATCCGGGTCTCCAGCTCCATGCCGATGCTGTCCATCACCGGCTTCATGTCCGCCATGCCTTGCCGCAGGCGGTCAAAATAGCTCTGCAAGGTCTGCGAATTGGCCTGAATGCTCAAACTGATCATGTGCGACCTCGGTTTGACAGCGCCAAAGGCGCGGCGCTATCATCGGAGCGCTCACCAACGTTTCGGACGTTTAAGCCATAGGACCGCGCAGGCGGGTGCATTTGGCAGGTGGGCTTTTTCATTTCCGCACCGGCCTTTTGAACATGGTGAAAGGCACGATGTGCTTGCGGCGCACGCGAGCCGCCAGGTGGTAGACGATGCCGCCCAGAATCACCTCTCCCTCCAGCACCTTGCTCCCGTCCTTGGCGATAGGCGGGTCACCCAACGCCAGTTGAGCGCGGTTGAACAGGTCCCGGAATCGCGCCAGATCCTCGGCGGTCACCGGAATCTGTCCGCGCAGCGCCTCACTGGGCTTTCCATGGGACTTCAGCGTGTGCAACACACCGTCATGTTCCAACGCCACCAGGCGCCCGCTCAGATCCACGCCCAGCGCCTGGGCCCGCTGGGTCGCCATCGATGAGACCGTGCCGAGCACCTGAAGTGGCTGCTTGGCCTGTGGTGCCGCAGCCGACCGCTTCACAAACTCGACGGCGTCCGTGGCTTGCGCTGGCGTGTGCCACTGCGCCATGCCCTTGTCTCGCGCCGTCCGCGCCAGGTCGGGTGCAGCCTTGGTCAACCGGTTTGCCACAACCTCCTCCAGTGAGGCCGCCCGAGCGCTTGCTGCCCCCACGTTGTAGCCAAAGCCCGGGTCGATACCTATCGGCACCAGCTTGATCTCCCCCGTGCGCTTGTCCAGCCACTCGCGCATCGGCACTTCAGGCGCCACCTTGATCATGGGCTCACCCGTGGGCGTGGTGCCCTGGTCATACTCCCGCTGGCTGACGGCCACCACGCGACAGCGGCAGCGCCAGCCATTCGGCGGCAGATGGGTCAGCCAGAACGGATCGCTTACCGGAAGGGTCACCCCATTCCATGCCCGGTGCGATGCGCGCACGCGCTCGTCGCGCTTCGTGATGTAGCGAAGGAACGGATGGGTCTTCTGGTTGCGCTCGATGCGCTCCCACTGACCCGCCGCATACGCCATGCGTGTGTTGGTGTCATAGATCAGCTTCAGCCTGGCAGGGTCGAACGTGGTCACCACTTCGCGCTTGGTTAGCGGGTCCATCACGGTTTTTTCGCCCCACCAACCGGCCTTGGACAGCAGTTCCTCGGCGTTGCGCATGAAGTCCCGGCGCGATAGGTCGCCCCCCACCGACCGGCTGATCAGATCGCGGATGTCCTGGAGCAAATCAAGCCGCGCCAGACGGCTCACCGTGAACTGCTGCGCGTGCTCGTCCTCCCACAGGTCCTGCCAGGCAAAGGTCTTGGTGAGAGGGCCGCGCCGCTGCAGGTAGGCAATGGCCTCGGCAGGCGGCAGCTTCTGCAGGTCGGCGAACTCTTGCGCGGCAGAGGCCATGATCAGGCGTTCTCCACACCCGCGACCGCGCCAGCACGTGCCGCGAAGGTCGCACGCGTCAGCGAGTCAGCCATGGCATCAGCATCCAGCTGGGCCAGTAGGCCGGGCAGGCGCTGCAGCAACTGCTCGGCGGTCTCGCCTCGCGCCACAGCTTCATCCAGCAACGCCTGCAGCTTCTGGGCCACTGGCGCCATCAGCGGTTGCCAGTCAGCCAATGCGCCATCGACAAGCTCGTCAAGTGCATCACCCTGCTGAGCTTGACCGGGCTCCGCAAAGCTGGCGGCGGCAGGTGCACGAGGAGTGCCGGGCTCAGCAACTGGTGCCCCCGTGGTCGGCATTGGAGCTGGTTCGGGCGGTGGCGGCGAAGGCACCTTCTTCTTGGACCATCCCTCGCCATACTTGGCGCGGACGGTGTTCTCGTCCAGCTCAAAACCCATGTCGTGGATGATTTTGTCGCCCTCGGCCTGCGTCTTGGTGTCCTCTTCCTCCTTGATGTTGCGGTACACATGGCAAGGCTCCAAGCCGTTGTACTCACAGATCCAGGCCACCAGCGTTTCGTTGATGGTTTCCGAGAGCAGATCGCTGTCCGCCTGCGTCAGGTCCTGGCGCACATCCTTGCGCTCCTTGCTGGCTGCGGCCAAAGCGCCACCGCCAGAGCGCGCAGGTTCCTGACCAGTCAACACCTCGCTGATCCAGTCGTCCATGTACTCGCAGAGTTGCTGCTGAGTGGTGACATTGCCCGACAGCTTGCTCTCCAGCAAGGCAATCTCCATGCCCTCCGGTGTCATCAGGTAGCCGTCGTTGGACATGGCGCGCAGCGCATCGGCCAGCGTGCCTTTTTCCTTCGGGCCAGCGTTGCGCGGATACTTTCCGTGAGGCGTGGGCGAGCCAAAGCGATCACACAGCTTGTTCCAGGCCACGATGCCCTTGCGCTTGAAGAAGACTGGCCAGAACAGCTGCAGCCCAAGGCCCGTGCCATAGGGGTTGTCATCCTCGGGGTTCACGCGGTGCACGATGAACTTGCGATCCGGTACCGGAATGCCCTTGTGCATGTTCTCGCGCGTCAGCAGGTGGAGGCGCGGCGGGCTGTTCTCGTCGTCCTGGACGTAGACAAAGCGCCGCTGGGCCCGCTTGATCACCCGAGCAGGCACCACCATGTCATCGCGAATGGTCCAGACAATCTCAGCCACCGCATAGCCCGCAAGCAGCGCCTCCTGCAGCTCACCGCACATGCGGTCAAATGCAATGCCCTTGAGGATGGCCGTCAGCGTCTCAGCGTCTTGGGTGCCCTTGGCGCTGTTCTTGTCGCGCGGCTCCGCCTGCCATGCCTTCCCCACCAGGGCAAGCTGGCGCTTTTGCAAACCTGAGAAGACCTTGCCATCACGGCGCAGGTCGCGGTACAGCTCCACGCCCCCATTGCCACGCTCCAGCAGCAGCGGGTCATTGGTGCGCAGCACCCCCATGTAGTGCTGCTCGAAAGGATCGCGCAGCCGGTTTGCAAATTCGGAGTCCAGAGCGGGCGCGGCCGGGGCTGCGGGCTTGGAGGCGCGGTCAGTCCGCAAGGCTTTAACCATGGATGAAATCTCCCAGCGGCTGGCTGCTGTCACGCGGGCCGCCGCTTTGATACTCGATAGGGGCGGATGGGCTGGAACCCGCATGCAGCGCGAGAGCTAGCGCCCAGAAGCGGTCGGCGTGCCCGTTCACCTTGGTGCTGTCGTCGCCATCCGCAACGAAGCGGATGTTTCCCGCTGCGGTGGTGGTCTTCTGGACCTTGCGCAGGTCAGCGCGGATCTTTGGGTCTTCAGGGATGCGGACCATGCGGTCCTCCATGGCGCCGCGCAGCGGGTAGGCCAGGGCTTCCTTCACGGGACCGGAGAAGTTCACGCCTTCCACGCGGTGCGGACCAAACTTGTCCTGGGCGTCGTCGGCCCAACCAATACCCAGGCCGGTGGAGTCAATGCAAACGCGGTCGCAGATCTCGAACCAGGGCCACAAGATGGCTTCCTGGGCGCTCTTGCGCATCTTCTCCATCACCTCGACGTGGCGTGTGTAGAACACATCGCCCAGCTGCTCGACCACCCACAGCACCGTCAAATCCTTCTTGCGTCCAATATCCACGCCCGCGAACAGTCGGCCCTGGAAAGGGCCCTGCAGCCCGCGCTTCCAGTCGGTGCCGCCCGAGTACTCGCAAGCCGTGATCAGGCCGTACTCCAGAAACTTGGCATCATCGTCGGCCGGGATGCACATGTACTCCTGGTCGAACGACTCTTCGTCGGCTGCACCAGATTTCACGAAGTCGAAGTACTCGGCCTCATCCATGGCCTGCTGCTCTGCATCCGCTGGCAGGGCTTGCTGCAGCTTGAAGAGAAAGCCCTGTTCCAAGGCATCCTGCAGGGTGACCCGGTGAAGGCTGATCTTCTTGGGATTGCCCCCGTGCCGAGCTTCGCGCACGAGCTGGTTGAAGAAGCTGTGGGAGCCGCGATGTGTGCTTACCAGCTCCATGTTGCCGCCCCAGGTGATACCTGGGTAAGCAATAGCCCACATCTTGCGCTGGTCGCGGTGCAGCGCAAACTCGTCCAGCACGCGGCTGCCACGCTTACCCGCCTGAGCGTCTGGATTGCTGCTCATGCTATGGATGCGCCGCCCGCTGGCGAACTGAAGCACGTAGGCGCTCAGCTTCTTGTCTGCGTCCAGCACCACCTCGCCCAGGTCCTTGGCGGCCATGCCCATGATGCCCGCCCACAGCTTGCAGTCTTCGATGAAGAGGCGTGCCTGTATGTCATCGCGGCTGCTCACCCATTCGTCAAAGCGAGCGCCCTGGGCGGCGGCACGCTCATCGGCCCCGTAGGCGGTAGACCAGCTGATGCCGATCTGCCGCGACTTCTCCATCAGCTTGAGGCGAGATTCGTCCTTGATCCAGGCGCTCTGAAAAGCCAAAAAGATCGCATTGCGATCCGAAGGAATGCATTTGGCGCGGCCCTTGAGCTTTTCCATCAGACGATCCCCAACGCCTCACGGATCGCCGCCTTGGTGTCAGCTGTAACGCCGCCCTTGTTGGGCATGGCTTCCAGCTTGGCGCGCTGCTCTTCCATAAGCTCTCGGCGGGCCTCTTCCTTGGCTGCAGCGCGAGCCTCCATGCTGAAGCGCTTGTGCGTCACGCTGGCCTTGCCGATCTCAGCCGCGTTCTTGAACAGCTTGTTCACGTCCACGCTATCGGCGTCAATGTCCATGTCCATCAGGAGCGTGAAAATCTTCTCCTGCGTGAGCCGGACCACCGCCGAACCAAGCTTGTCCTCGTCGTCAGGCGCAGCGTCCACCAACGCGCGTGCCTGTTCGCTGGCCATCTTGAGCTGAGCCATGCGCCGCTCAAAGGGCGAGCCGTAGCGCTGCAGGGCCGATTTGGAAACATCGGCACCGCGCACCTTCAGATCGGCGGCGAGCTGCACATAGTCTCCAAACCCGCGCTTCACCAGTTCGGCATCCAGCCATTCCTTCAGCTCGGGCGGCAGCGAGTGCACTTTGCTACGTGGGGCCATAGATCACCCCTGCGTAATGCGCGGGCGCGCAATGCCCGGCTGAGCGTCGATCGTGTATTCCACGAACTCGATCCCCGTGCGGGTCAGGTCCACAAACCAGCGGTCCAGCGGATCACGGTCGATGCGCACCGTTTCGCGTGCTTCCAGGTAGTCCAGCTCACGGCGGATTTCTTGATGGGTGGCATCCGGGTAGACCGACTGGATGATGGGCAGCAGCGCCTCGGTGTAGATGCCAACGGGGCGGGACAGGTCAATCGCGGACAGCAGGTGCCAGCGGATGGCCTCACGGCGAGCCTTGAGCGCGGCGGCAGAATAGTTGAGGGTCATTGCATGTTCCCGTTGCGGTTGTCGATGGCGCGCTCTACACGCAAGGCAAAGTTGTCGATGCGGGTATTGATCGTCCCCAGGGCGTGCACGAAGTCATCGCGACGCACGTAGTCGCGGGGTAGCTCGGCCTGAAAGCGGAGGAAAGAGATTTCGAGCTGGCGTGTCGATTCGGCCTCGCTCTTCAGGTCCTCTCCCATCTTTGCGATGGTCGATGCCAGGTCGGCGAACTTCTCGTTGATCCGGCGCTCCTGCTGCATGCCGATGTATCTCAGCAGGGCCCACAAGATGCCCAAGAAAGTCCCCGCAATCGAGATGACGGCGACAACGGTAGAGAGGTCAAAATTCATCAGTTTTTGCGCATTGCGCCTCGGTTGTTTTGCTGGCCCGCCTTCTTCTCCAGGCGCGTTCTGCACGTCACACACAACTGGCAGCCGGGCACTGCAATGCGCCGCTCTTTCGGTATGTCTTGGCCGCAGTCCGAACAAGAGGCCGCTGAATCAGCGGCCGTTTTTCCCTTGAGCCCTGCGCGCAGCTCCTGATCGCGCAGCGCGTCGGCCAGCAATTCAGCTTCACGCTCGCTGGCGCGGTCCACGTCATCCATCACTGCTGCCGCTCCCCGTCAAGCCAGTTCAAGAGGCCGAGGTAGCGCCCCGCGCACAGGCCGTAGAGGTCGTACATGGCCTTCAGCTCCTGTGCCACTGGGTCCACCTCACCGCTCTCGGGCGGTGCTGGCGGGGGCTGCGGGCAGCGCGCCGTGTATTCCGCTGGCAGCGGCTTCTGCAGCCCGGTCCCGGGCTTCGGAGAGGTTCCGCATGACGCGAGCAGGAAACACGCAGCCAACGCGGCTGTCAGCAGTGGTCGTGAGCGCATCGCTCATCTCCTTGGATGTGGTGTCATTGACCTTCTCGCGCGCAGCCACCGCCAGGCGTAGGTTGCGGCTGGCAATGCCAGACTGTTTGACCAGGTCGGCGTGTTCGGCCACCTGGTCGGTGAGGGTTTTGAGGGCAGCGCCGTCCTGGCGGCCTTTCTCCAGGGCCTTGCCTTGGTCCAGGCCGTAGCCGTATCCACCGATACCGGCCGCAATGGCGACCAGCAGGCCGCCAACTGCAACTGTTGCTGCGCTGCTCATAGGCCAGGCCCCCACTGCAGGTAGCGTGGCTGGATCACCACAAGAATGCGGTGGGGGTAGCCCAGGTTTTCTTTGCAATGCACGGCAGCGCGGCGGGCTTTGCCGCAAGCCGCATCGACCTGGGCCCGCGAAGGCTGAGCCAGCCCGGTACTGGCGGCCTCCTGTTGCCAATGGCCAAGCCCGCCGTTGTAAGAGCGCAGCGCAACCCACATGCGGTCGTGCGGCGAATAGCGAGCTGGTGCACGGTCGTACAGCCAGCGGTCATAGGTGACCAGGGCGCGAAAGGACCACGCCGGGTTGAAGGGCTGCTGCGATGCCAGGTCAGGGTGCAACCCAGCAATCCACTTGGTGGTCGCGGGCATGAACTGGGCCAAGCCCTGCGCCCCCACATGCGATACAGCATCGGCGCGCCACGCGCTTTCCTGGTGAACCTGGGCGGCAAACACAGCCACCGGGGCATCCATGCCCCAGGATGCGTGAGCGGTGCGAACCAGAAGCGCGCGGTACTGCTGTGCGCCCTGCGGCACCTGGGCCTGCGCGCAGCTTGCGGCAACGGCGACGGCCACGACCGCCAACCAGGCCAGCGCGGGAATTCGTGAACACCAACGCATCACAGCCCCGCAGCCACACCCAGCACCACGCAGCCCACCACAATGGCCCGCCGCAGCTGCGCCACGCAATAGGCGGCCATGTACTCGGCATTGGCTATGGGGTAGTCCACACCCCCCTCGGGCTCTTCGGTGCCCTTGCGCCAGTCGCGCCAGAGGAAGGAATCAGGCCGTGCGTAGGGGAACAGCGCGCGGTCGAGCCAATAGCCGATCACGGCGGCCAGCGCAATAAGCGCGGCCTTGTAGAGCACCACCGGTAGCTGCACCGGCGATACCACTGCGATCACCGCCAGAAGCAGCGCCGCAAGCACGATGAAAAGGCTGCTGCGCGGGGCACGCAGCCAGATAGGGATGTGGTCTTTGAGCGTCATGCACGGCAGGATGCCGTGCACGCTTGATCGGGACTAAATGGAGCGCGCCATTGTTACTGCCAATCCTTGCAACATCCCATCTTCAAACGTTGCAAGGACAGACTACAGGTGCTGAATTCAACCGTTTTTATTTTCAGGCTGACTCATCCGCTCAAAGAGATTGAGCAAGACCTCTGCAACACGAGCGACTGCGAAAGCAGCGTAAATGGTGCTCGCAACAAGGAACGTAGACCATGGCTGTGATACTGCTGACCCATCACCCGGCAGAAAGAAGAACAGGAGCACACAGGCTCCGGCCAGCGCTAGGCAACCCAATATTGCCGAACGAAGATATCTGTGCACCCCGGGCATGTGGCCGCCTTCTTGCAACTGCCTGCCTGTTTGGGTGCTCCCAATTGGGAGGAGGATTGAAAGGGCGGTTGTCAGGAAGCCCGCACAGATTGCGGCGGCAGACAACAACGCGCCAAGTAATTCTTTCGAGTAGGCATTTGGAATGTCCAGCCCCGCGTACCACCATGCCCCGGCGCCGCCTGCCGCTGAAAGCAGCGGCCCCCATTGCTCAATTTTCAGGCGCAAAGACATAGTGAAAGATTCAAATCCAGCCTAGAAGTGCCCTGTCGAGCATATCCCAGCGCGAATTGATCGTGTAACGGTGATCAACAACTTTGAGTTCGTTGGCCCCAAATCGACGCTTAATTTTGTGTTCAAGCAGATTGATGACCTGGTCCTTTTTACCTGTCGTTGGATCTTCGCCTTTGACCCTCAGTACCGATACATCGTCGTTTTGAGCACGCAGCTTGTTGATCATGGACTTGACCGACTGGCTGCTGAGAAAGTTCAGCTTTTTCTTGCCGGTATTGGCACCCAATGTGATGGAAACACGCTGAGCGTGAGCAGGCTTTGTTGCAAGCGCAAGGGCTGTGCCAACAGTACTCTGCGATGCTTCCAAGGCATCGACAGTAGCCGTGATTTCAACTGAAGTGATGTTCTTCAAGCCGCCTAGTCGCGCCACTACTGTTGGATCAAGTTTTGGGTTCACTGAGTATGCGAACTGTCTTGCGCTGCCTGGATCAACGGCGTTGAAGTACTCTGCCATTCGGGTGGGGCCGATTCCAGAATGGTTGTGCAGAATCAGAAGCCACTTTTTGGATGGTACGTAGAGCGCTGCAGTCTCCTCTCCAAAGTCTTCATCTATTCGCATCTGGATTCCAGAAACCGGCACCGCGTTCCCGAGTTTTCCTGGTCCGACCTCGCGCTTCTTGACGAAGTCCAAGTGATAGACCGCTGGCATGTTCGGATACAGACCGGCAGGTATCTTCAGAACCTGTTCCAAACGAAGGTCGCCACGCCACCGTTGATCCAAAGTCAGCTGATTGAACTCGTCCAAGGTATCACTGAGCTTCTGACACGTCTGGGGTGTCCAGTCAACGTCAAAAAGATTTACGGTGACCATCTTTGCCATTCTTACTTCCTCTCCAGTGGTTTTAGTCGTAGGGGATAGGGCACATTGGTGCTGGGCGGCAAGCCTTCAGTTCACACCCCACTCAAGCCGCTTCGCTTGGATCTTGGTCCAGTCGGCGCTGAACTTGCCGTTGTCGAACTCGCAAGCGGCCTGCTTGGTCACGAAGCCGCCAAAACCGTTGGTGGCGTGCAGCGTCATTCGGAGCACTCGTTTGTCCTCAAACTTGGGCTCGGTGTAGTAGGCGTTTGCAGGGTCGCGAAGCAGCGGCTTGTACCAAGCCAGGCACTGATCCGCCTGAATTTCCAGCGCAGATTTCGAGGGCGTTGCAGGCTTGGGTGTCGGTTGAATCGGAGGCGCGGCAGTCTGTACTGGTGCTGGTGCTGCAGCGGTAGTTGCAGGCGCAACTGGCTGGGAGACATTGCCGCTTGCCGGGCGCACTTCGATCTTCTCACCTTTGCCAGCACAGGGGGCATCCTGGAAAACCGTCTTGCCGTCAGGCCCGATGCATTTATTCACCGCCCAGGCTGGACCCGTCACAGCCAATACGGCAACAGACAGGGCAATCAATCTCAGCATGCGTTGTCTCCAGAAAGAATCTTCTCCACTCGCATTGCAGTCGCCTGTGGAAAGATGGTTGTGAGTAGCAGCGCCCTCGTGACGCCGAGGTAAACGACACAGGTGACCAAAAGCGTGATTGGCTTCAGGAACGGTCCCGGCATTCTGTTCATGGTATCGATCAACGCGTAGATCAAAACGCTGGTCATCAGGAACGTGCCGGTCCACCCGACGGCCATATCCGTCTTGCGTGCGCTGGGCTTCAGCCTCTTCGCGGCCTCAGACCACACAAGGGAGCCGAATCGCCAAGCGCGGGACAACTCTTTCCCGGTGAACCCGTGCTCCAACATGAGCAATTCAAACTGCTCGCGAGCTTCGCGTCGGCAATCGATACCCGTGTGCTTGAGGAAAAGTGCTTGCAGTTCCGACTCGGGGCGAGCGTGTCCGACATGAATGTTGTTGACAACGTCACGCCCCGCCACATCACCGGTCACTGTTCCGGTGAACACCTGATCACGAGCGCTCACCGCTTACCCCCACCTTTCACGATGTCTCGCCCCGCAATGTCGCCTGTTGGGGCCTTGTTGAAGATCTGTTGAGAGCCTTCGAACCGCGTTGATGCTGCCCCAATAAGCGCTCCGAGAGCTGCTTTCCGAATCTCTGCAGACGCAGACTGGAAGTAGCTCAACAGCGTTTTCTCCTCCGCTGTAAGCACTAGAGGCGGGGGGCCTTCGCGCTCTCCCGTGAGCACATACCGGACGTCAACGCCTTGCATAGCAATGGCCGACAAGTACGCGGCGCTCGGTGAAGCCAGCCCCTTTTCGTACTTCGCCTGGGACTGCCGAGTCGCGCCGGGTACGCCAGCGGCCGCAGCGATCTCAGCGAAGTCGCTCTGAGTCTTACCCATCGCTTCGCGCTCTTCCTTCAGGCGCTCACCGATGGAAATAAATATTTCCATAAACAGATTGCCAAATGGAAACAATTGGCTCCATAATTCAACACAACAACAAACAAACAAATGCAGCAGCGCCAACTGATGCACAACAAATAGGACGCCAACCACCATGGTCAAAACCCGCGCAGAAGTCCGCGAGGAGTTCGCCCGCAAAGGCTGGTCCATCTCGGGCTGGGCCAAGCAAAACGGCTACAGCCCAAACATGGCCATCGCCATCTTGGCCGACAACGAGGTCAACCCGCGCCTCAAGTGCCTGCGCGGCGATGCCCACAACATTGCGGTGCAGCTCGGCCTCAAAGAGGGCGAGATCTCCCGCGCCGTTGGCGTCCGCCAGCTTGCCGCAGCGTGAGGTCCAAAGTGGTGCGTTCTACACCCAATGTAACAAATCGCCGAGACCTTTTTGGCTTCGACATCACGGTGCCAGTGCTTGGCGTTGGCTACGTGCGCCGTCCAGTGCATGTGCCAGTTCCTGCAGCGTGCGGCTTGCCACTTCAAACCCCGGCAGCGGCAGTGCTGAACGCCATGCCTGAGCCAGTTGGGGGCCTTCAATGAGGCCCGCAATCTCCAGCGCTGCAGCTATGTGCAGCACGGCACGGCTCACGCCTTCAACGCGGCCTGCCAGTTCATCGAAATCTGCTGTTTCCATCGTTTCCTCCGTTGCGATGGTTTCAATGTGCCAGCGCACCGACTTCCACGGGAAAGCGATTTCGGAGCTGGTGCTTGGAGGGTATTTCCAATGACCCGCGCCCCTTCGAAACGCCAGCGCGCCAACAGCTTGACGCACGCAATGCGCCTGTGCAAAGAGCACGCCCAGATCAAGCGGCATTTGAGCGTGGAGCGCATTGCAGATCGCATGGGCGTCACACATGACAGCCTCTACAAGTGGCTGGCTACTGGCCGCATGCCCGCGATTCTCATTCCTGCCTATGAACTGGCCTGCGGGTGCCACTACGTGACCAACTGGCTCGCGGCCAGCGGCGGCAGCTTGGTGGTGGACATGCCCACCGGCCGCAAGGCTGAGGGTACCGAGCTGCTGGACATGAACAGCAGCTGCGCAGCAGCACTGCAGCTGCTCACCACCTTCTACGCCGCCCCGCAGGCAGCAGACACCGAAGCCACCCTTGCCGCCTTGCGCCTGCATCTGGAGCAGGTGGCCTACCACCACCACAACGTGGCGCAGTACGCCACGCCTGAACTGGAGTTTTGACCATGAGCAGCCAGCAAGAAACGACCGCTTTTGAAAGAGCCAAAGCATGGTGCAAGGCCAATGTCGAGAAGTGCCCCCGCAGCCCCGAGTGGAAGCACGGTGCGCGGTCCGGGGCCTTCAAGGCCCACGGTCAGGTGTTTGCGTCCAGCCCCTGGGCCAGCGGCACCGCGCAAGACGATGCGCGCAACTCCGGGTTCGACTACGGCTACACGCAAGCCAAGCACGAACTCAAGGCCGGAGCAGGTGCATGAGCAGCGAAAAGACCTACTCCCTGGCGGCCCCCATCCGTAAGACCTGCGATCTTTTTCGCCTCCTTGCAGGGCATGAGGTTTTGGGCCTGGCCCCCGGTGAAATTGCCAAAGGCATTGACGTACCACCCAGCTGGGTCAGCCAAAACCTGCCCGCGCTGGCCACTACTGGCTATGTGGAACAGGTGGCTGGCACCAACCGCTGGCGCTTGGGAGTGCAGTTCGTTCGTATAGCCGTCACGGTGGGTACCAACCTGAATCGCGCAAAGCAGCAACTCGATGACCTCAGTGCTCGTTATTCGGTACCCACCGACCAGGTCGAACGCTACAGCCGCTAGAGCACTTCACTACTTTCAAAAAACCATCAATTCAAGCGCAAGAGATATCCATGGCACGCAACACAACACCAGCCCCCGCAAGCAAAGAAGTCATCGCCGATGCCATCGCCATTGGCCAGACCATGGATGCGGCCAATCAGTTGGCCGTGATGAGCATAGAAGCCAACGCCCACGCTGTGGCCATGGCCCAGAAAATTGGCTACCAGGGCGCCGTCACCGTGGGCGCTCTAGAGGATGAAATCCGCTTCTATCAGCGCCGCACGGTGGAGGCCATCCTAGAGACAGGCAAGCGCTTGCTGGTGCTCAAGGAACTGACGCCGCACGGCGAGTTTTCTCAGCGCGTCGAAATGCTCGGCTTCAGCGACCGCACCGCGCGGCGTTTCATGCAGGCCGCTGTCAAAACTTCCAAATCGGCCAATTTGGCCGTTTTGAGCACCCAGGTCAAAAGCGCTAGCGCATTCCTGGAGCTGGTCACCCACGACGACGATGTGCTGGAAAACCTGGCTGAGATGGACGACGTCGAAAAGATGAGCGCCAGCGAATTGCGCGCAGCGCTGCGCGAGGCTCGGGAGGAAAAGGGCGCAGTCGAAAAGGTGCTTGCAGACAAGAACACCGCAATGGACAAGCTGCGCGCCCAGGTCAAGCGTATCGAGAAGCTGCCCCCCGACGAGCAGCGCCAGAGCCTGATGAAAGAGGCTACGGCCATAGCCCATGACGCCCTCGGAGCCATTCGCGGCGGAGTGCGCGCCGCCCTTGCGGCACTCAGCGTAGAGAACGGACTGGAGGTTCGCGACCTGGACGTGTTCATGGCAGGCCTTGTCGGCCAGCTGCAAGCCGAACTGGCCGCCCTGCGCGAGGAGTTCAACCTGCCCGATGTGTCCAACGCTGCTGACGCAGCCCTGGCCGCAGAAGTGGATCAGTGGGCCAAGTAAGCGCGCGGAGACCACCAACCCATGTCGCTCAACCCCGTGATCGTCGGCCGCCTGGCGCAAGTGCTCCAGGCTGCACAGGCGGCGCCACGCGGCGGCAAGCAGGCCATCTATGCGGCGGCCTGCGCCGAGCTGGGAATGAGCACCGCCACCTTGCACCGCCATCTTGGAAAAATCACCGTGAAACCAGAACGCAAGAAGCGCAGCGATGCAGGCGATGTGTCGCTGACCCGCGATGAAGCAGTGGCCATCAGCGCTGCACTCATGACCAGCCACCGCAAGTCCAACAAGCGCCTGATGTCCATCGGCCAGGCTGTGGAAGTGATGCGCGCCAACCGCGAGGTGCGTGCCGAGCGTTCCGACCCCGCCACCGGCGAGCTGGTCCCGCTCAGCGATAGCGCCATTGCCCGCGCACTGCGCCACTACAACCTGCATCCCGACCAGCTCAACCGACCCACGCCCGCCGTGGAACTCAAGAGCCTGCACCCGAACCATGTCTGGCAGGTCGATGCCAGCCTGTGCGTCCTGTACTACCTGAATGCCCGCACCGAGGCCGAGAGCGGCCTGCAGGTGATGGAGCGGGACAAGTTCTACAAGAACAAGCCCGCCAACCTCAAGCGTATTGAGGCCGACCGCGTCTGGTCCTACGAAATCACCTGCCACCACAGCAGCAGCGTCTATCTGCAGTACGTGATGGGCGCGGAGAGCGGCACCAACCTGGCCGACTGCTTCATCAACGCCATCCAGAAGCGCGAGGGCGACCCGTTCCACGGCGTGCCCTTCGTGCTGATGATGGACATGGGCAGCGCCAACACCAGCGGCCTGTTCACCAACCTGGCCCGGCGTCTTCAGGTCAAGACAATCGCCCACGCACCGGGCAACGCCCGTGCGACCGGCCAGGTCGAGAAAACCCGCGATCTGATCGAACGCAGCTTCGAAAGCGGCCTGCGCCTGCGCCCGGTGCGCGACCTGGCCGAACTCAACGCACAGGCCCAGCGCTGGGCCCGCTGGTTCAACGCGACCAAGGCGCACAGCCGCCATGGCAAGACCCGCTCCGAAGCGTGGATGACCATCACCGCTGATCAACTGCGCGTGGCGCCACCGGTCGAAATCTGCCAGGCACTGCTCACCGAGTCGCCCGAGACCCGCAAGGTGACGGACTTCTTGACTGTCTCCTACAAGGGGCGGGAGTTCGATGTGCGTGGCGTACCAAACGTGATGGTGGGCGAGAAGCTGCACATCACGCTAAACCCCTGGGTGCTGGACGCCGCCATGGTGGTGGATACCGATGCCGACGGTAACGAAGTCCTGCACAGCATCCCTCTGGTCGTTCGCGACGAGGCCGGTTTCCGCACCGATGCAAACGTGATCGGAGAAGACTGGAAGCGCCCAGCCGACACCCAGCTGGAAGCCAACCGCAAGGAGGTGGATCGCTTCGCCTACGACGCCACAACCGACGCCGAGGTCGAAGCCAAACGCAAGGCCAAGGCCGTGCCCTTCGGCGGCCGTATCGACCCGGGCAAGGTCATCGACCAGGCGCCCGAGCGCACCTTCATGCCACGCCGTGGCACCGACCTGGCGCCAGCGGTCACAACCACCCGCACTGCAGCCACCGAGCGCGTGCTGAACGGCTTTGAAGCCGCCGCCGAGTTGCGCCGCAGGGGCTTGGAGATGACCCGCGAGATCACCGCCAACCTGCGCGCCTGGTACCCCGAAGGCGTACCCGAGGGCGAGCTGGACGCACTGCATGCCCGCCTGACCGTGCGCAGCGGCCTGCGTGTGGTGGCAGGGGGTGCGTCATGAGCTTGGCTTCCTTGTTCGACGCTCTGGGCGTCAGCCAGGCACAGGTCCGGCGCGACAGCGGCCTCAGCCGCTCGGCGCTGAGCCGCCTGGTAGTGCACGGCGTGTGGCCTGCCCGTGGCGAGACCACGGCCCGCAAATCCCTGGAGAAGTGCCTGCGCAAGCACGGCGCAACTCCTGCCCAGTTGCTGGCGCTTTTTACGCCCGCAAAGAAGTTGGCCCCGGCGAGTTCGTACCTCGACGGGGCCGCCCCTGAAGTCCCGAAACCAACCGAAACCCCCGAGGAGGAAACCATGCTACTGCAAAACGAATCTCTGTCCCCTGATGCCCGCAAGCACTTCAGCCTGCCGCGTAACCCGTTTCTGGACGATGTGCAGAGCCCAGACGACGTGCACCAGACCAGCAGCGTGCGCTACGTGCGCGCCACGCTCACCGACTGCGCCCAGCACCACGGCTTCGTGGCTGTGGTGGGCGAGAGCGGCGCGGGCAAGACCACGCTGGCCGAAGACCTGGAGGAGCGCATCAAGGCCGACAAGCGCGACATCGTGATCATCCGCCCCTATGTCCTGGCCATGGAGGCCAACGACCAGAAGGGCAAAACGCTCAAGTCCAGCCACATCGCCGAAGCCATCGCCGCAGCGCTGGACCCCCAGCTCAAGGTCAAGAGCAGCCCAGAGGCACGCTTCCGCCAGGTCCACGAGCTGCTCAAGTCCAGCCGCCGCGCAGGCCGACGCCACCTGCTGGTGATTGAAGAGGCCCATTGCCTGCCCAGCGCCACGCTCAAGCACCTCAAGCGCTTTATCGAACTCAAGGACGGCATGCAGCGCCTGGTCGGCGTGGCCCTGATCGGCCAGCCCGAGCTGCGCGACCGCCTCTCCAGCCAGAACGCCGAAGTGCGCGAGGTGGCCCAGCGCTGCGAGATCGTGGAGCTGGAGCCGCTGGACGCCGAGCTGGAGAACTACCTCCGCCACAAGTTCGCCCGGTTCGACCTCAAGTATGAGGACGTCTTCGCCCCCGACGCGGCCGACGCCATCCGCGCCCGCCTGGTGCACATCCCGCGCGGTGGCAAGCCCACCGACGCCCGCAGCGAGTGCTACCCCCTGGTGGTCAACAACCTGGTCTGCCGCGCCATGAACGCTGCCGCCCGCGCTGGCTGGCCCCAGGTAGACGCCCAGGTCATCGGGAGCTGCTGAGCCATGCACAGCTACCACATCACCATCACCATGACCGACGCCAGCCAAGGAGTGCACGTGGGCCTCTATCAGCATGGCGCAGCAGCTGCCTTGCGCGCAGCTGGCTTGTTTCCTGATGCGACCAAGATCAGCGTGCGTCGCCTCTCCACTGTGCTGCTGCGCGGCTCGCTCAAGGGGGCAGCATGAACCGCACCCGCCGCTCCTGCCACGAGCTGGGTGTATGCCACGGCCGCAAAGACCAGGGCTGCACCTGCCACCACGACACGGAGACACTTCCGCCTGGCGGCTATTACTTCGCCCCTGGCGCCATCGACTGCCCCCGCCGCAGCCACAAGCGCCTCGCAGGCTGGCAGCGCCTGGTGCTCGACGTTGCCGGGTGCCTGGCCGTGGCGGGCTTGATCGGCTTCATTGCCGGGGTCTTGCAGGCGAGAGGGTGGCCGCTGTGAGTGCAGACCTGTCCTGCCCCGTCTGCGGCACCGAGCTGGACCTGGCCGTGCTGTTCTGCCACGAGCATGACCAGCGCGCTCTGGCGCGGCTCGCGGACGTCAGCATTCCGCTGGGCGCCCGGGTGCTGCAGTACATCGCGCTCTTCTGCCCGCCCAAGCAGCGGCTGACTGCCGCCAAAAAGATCAAGTTGATCCTGCAGCTGCTGCCCGACTTGGAGCGCCAGGCAATCACCCACAAGGGTCGCGACTGGGGGGTGCCGCTGCCCGCCTGGGCCCAGGCCATCGACCAGATGCTGGCCGCCCGCGATGGTGGGCGCCTGGAGCTGCCGATGAAGGGCCATGGCTACCTCTACGCGGTGCTCGCCAGCATGGCCGACAAGCACGAGGCCCAGGCAGAGCAGCAGCGTGAGCAGGATCACCGCGTCCGCCCCCAGCGCGACACCGTCCAGGTGCGCGGCCAGTCCTTGGACATCAGCACGGCCTTTGATGTGGCCGTGGGTGGAAAGGACCCAGCACTTGCCGACATCGAGAAGCGGGAGCGCGCCGCTGCGCCTATCCCCTCAGAAATTCGTGCACGCATTGAAGAACTCAAGAAAGGCAAACAATGACAACCCTCCAAGACATCCAGAAGCGCGCAACCGCCCTCAGTGAGTGCCGCGACCGCCTGTCCACCCTGTTCCTCACGCTGCAGGGCAACCTGGACACCGTGAAGAACGGCTCCATGGCCGAGATCAAGCGCGTGGCCCGCCAGGTCGCCCGTGAGCACAACGAACTCGTGGCGGCCATCAACGCCCACCCCGAGCTTTTCGAGAAACCCCGAACCTACGTCGTGGAGGGCATCAAGTTCGGCATGCAGGCGTCCCAAGGCTCGCTGGAGTGGGCAGACGACGACAAGGTGTGCGAGCGCATCGCCGCCCTGGCCGCCGCAGGCGATATCCCGGCCGACCAGGTCGAGCTGCTTGTCACAGTTACCAAGAAGCCGGTGGCCAGCGCCATCCGCCAGCTTTCCCCCGACCTGCGCCGCCGCATTGGCGTGCGCCTGGAGGGAGACGGCGATCAGCCCCTGATCAAGAGCGTGGACAGCACCATCGAGAAGGCTGTCACCTCGGTCATCAATGCGGCCATCAAAGAAGCCCAAGCAGAGGGTGCGTGATGCGGACCACCCCTATCGACCGGGCGAAGGCCTCCATGGGCTACCAGACGGCCATGCAGCGCCCGTGCTGCCGCAATTGCAGCCATGGCGAGCAGGCCCCACGGACCGGTGCCTACAACGACGTCTATCCATGGCGCTGCAACAAGGGTGGGTTTGGCACAACGGTGCAGGCCGTTTGCAACCAGCACCAGCCTCTCCAGAAGGGCGGTGCAGCATGAGCATGCAAGAACCTGTTCTCAACGCCTTTCAATCCGTCCGCCCACGTGGCACCGATGCACCGAGCGCAACGCCTCGTCCGCACAACGTGGGCCGCGCGCCCAACCTGCTGCCGGGGTCTCAGCTGCGCGACATGGCCATGGACAGGAATGGCAAGCGCCTGGTGCCACTGGCGCCGCGCTTGCATACCGGGATGGTCGTCTTGGGTCGTGAGCAAGACCAGGCCGCGAATGACAAACGCCGGGCGATGAAGCAAGCAGGCATCTGACCAAACGCGCAACCGGCCGCCTTGGGGCGCGACAGGCCGGTGTGGCAAGCGGTGGGTGCCACGGTGATTCCACAGGCCGCAACTACCGCAGGTGCCGAGCGCCACCGTGTTGATGTCCCCTTCCATCACCACGGCCTCCACCCCGAAAGGGGCTGGCGCGGCGATACCCGGTTTCCGGTGTCCGACAACACCGGTTCTTTTGAACACATCGAAGGCATCGGGAAAGGGTTGAAACCCGTCCCAAATCGTCCCAAAACAATTCTTCGGGGCAGTGGCGCCAAACCAGCGTCGAGGCCCCTAAACGCAGCAGGATAAAAACCATGAACGTCGCCGCCTTTTTCCTCTCCAGCCTGGCCGCAGCCTTCGGCATGCTGGGCGCACTGCTGCTGGCCATGCCCGCCTATCCAGGTTGGGGCTTCGGTGCTTTCCTGGTCAGCAATATCGGCTGGCTCACGGTGAGCGCCTGGCAGCGCCAGTGGCCTTTGCATGTGCAGCAGTGGGTGTTCCTGGCTTGCAGCCTGCTCGGGCTGTGGAACTGGTGGCTTGGCCCCCTGATCCTCGGGTGATCGCCATGGCAAACCACATCGCTGCCATCCACGTCCTCAAGTCCAAGCTCCAGCTGTCGGATGACGACTACCGCGCGCTGCTCAGGGGCCTCACGCAAAAGACCAGCACCAAGGAAATGAGCGATCGCGAGCGCCAGAAGGTGCGCGACCACATGCAAGGCCTCGGCGAGCGCATGGGCGTTGTGAAGGCCGTGCCACGCCGCTCCGCCGCGCCGCGCAGCTTCGCGGCAGCCAAGGCCGAAGCCAGCCCACGCGAACGCAAGGTGTGGGCGCTGTGGAACCAACTGGGGCGCGATGGCTTGGTGCACAACACCAGCGCCACTGCACTGAATGCCTGGGTGGAGCGCACGGTCCACGTGAGCGCCTTGCGCTTCGCCAACCAGGCCCAACTGGACGCCTTGATCGAAGCGCTCAAGGCTTGGCTGCAACGCGGAGGCCCTCATGGTTGATATGTTCGAACGCATGGACATTGCGGCTATGCCGCCCGCACAGATCCAGCCGCTGGAAGCGCTGATCCCTCCCGGCTGGCCCGACACCTGGCGCGAGCTGGCCACAAGCCACTATGTGACGCTGGTTTCAGCGCCTGGCGCTGAGACTGTCGAGACGGCATCCCTTGCCAGCCTCGCCATCGCATTGACTTTGGGAATTGCCCAGGACCTGGGTGGCACGCAGCCCTATATTCCGGTCGGCGCCGAGGTGATGAGCAGCGCACGTGCACGCCGCGTTGTTGAATTACTCAAGCAGGGCCAAGGCTACCGCCAGGTGGCAGACACCACGGGGCTGACCGAGTCCCGTGTTCGGCAAATCGAATCCGAGTGGCGCAAGCAGCAGATGGCACTGCGCCAGGGGCAGCTGCAGCTAGACTGAGCCTAAGCCCCAGGCTACCCACCAGGCCCCGCCCGCCTCGCGCGCGCGGGGCCTTTTGTTTGCTGCAAATCTGTGGAGTGCTCTATTTAGCGCGCCAGGCCATACCGCACGACAGTGCGGTCCATGCCTTCCAAGAAGCCCACCACCACACCAGCTCAAGCCGCCACTCTCCCTGACGGCATCGAGATCTTCCGACCAGGTCGCCATATCGACGATCAGGGCGTGGCGCACAACTTCAGCGATGCCGATGTGGACGGCATGGCCGCCAGCTACAACCCGGCGCTGCGCGAAGCCCCGCTCACCGTGGGCCACCCCAAAGACAACCTCCCGGCCTATGGCTGGGTCAAGGCACTTGCCCGCAACGCCGATGGTGTGCTGGCCATCACTCCCCACAACGTGGAGCCGCAGTTTGCCGAGATGGTTGCGGCCAAGCGCTTCCCCAAGCGCAGCGCCTCGTTCTACCCGCCCCAGGCTCCAAACAACCCGACGCCCGGCAAGTGGTACTTGCGCCATGTGGCGTTCCTGGGTGCGCAGCCCCCCGCCATTGCTGGCCTCAAAGACATCCAGTTTTCAGAAGACGACGCAGGCGGCGCCGTCTCATTTTCCGAACCCGTATCCGCCGAACCGTCAACACAGGAGCCCGACGACATGAGCACAGCACTGCAAGCCCAGCTGGACGAAGCCAACAAGAAACTCGCCGCTGAAAAAACTGCCCGCGAGAAGGCTGAAGCCGATGCGGCCGAGGCGAAGAAGAAGGAAGACGCCGCCCGCGCCGAGTCCGCATCGTTTGCCGAGAAGGCCCGCGCGGACCGCAAGGCCGGTTTCGTTTCGTTCGCAGAAGCCCAGGTGACAGCTGGCCGCCTGCTGCCCAAGGACAAGGCCATGGCTGTAGCCACGCTGGAAGCGCTGGCCGATGCCCAGCCGGTGGAGTTCTCCGAAGGAGACACCACCCGCAAGGTCAGCCCCGCGCAGTGGTTCCAAGACCTGTTCAGCAGCGCTACGCCCGTTGTGAGCTTCGGCGAGTTTGCCGGTGGCAATGGGGTCAACCAGGCGCAAGTCGGCGCAGCCAAGGGCAAGAGCGACGCCGAGATCGACAAGGCCGCCAAGGACTACATGCAACAGCACAAGGTGAACTACTCCGAAGCGCTGACGGCGGTCACCACTTCGTTCACGAGCTGATCCGCCGAGCCAAGCACCCCAAAGCACCACTTCGCCACCACCCAACCAGGAACTGACCACCATGGCCATGACCCCCGCCGACATTCGGCTGAAACAGAACCCTATCCTGACCAGCCTGCTGCTGGGCCTGGGCCAGGGCACCCACATTGCTGAAAAGCTTTTCCCGCGCTTGCCGCAAGCTCTTTCCAGCGTGACGCTGGCCCAGCTGGGTGACGAGCGCCTGCGCCGCTACAACCTGCGCCGCGCGCCTGGCGGCCCCACCAAGCGCGTCAACATCAAGTACGAAGGCAAGACCTATTCGGTCGAGCAGTACGCGGTTGACGTGCCCATCCCTCGCGAGCTGTTGCGCGAGGCTGACGAAAGCCGCCGCCTCAACGTGGGCAATTACCTGGATGTAAGCCGCATCGCCATGGCCACGGCGAACGACATTCTGGCGCTGGACTACGAGATCGACGTGGCCACGCTGGCAACCACTCCAGGTACCTTCGCCGCAGGTCATGTGCTGGCTTTGGCGGGCGCCACCAAGTGGAGCGCTGCTACCGGCACACCGGTCACCGACATCCGTGCCGCAAGCGACGTGATCCGCAAGAAGATCGGCAAGCGACCCAACAAGCTGACGCTGTCGGCCGACGCAAAGAGCGCGCTGGTTACCAATGCCGAAGTGCGCTCCTATCTGCCTTCCACCCAAATGGGTCCGGCCACCCATGAGCAGCTCAAAACCATTCTGGAGGTGGATGAGATCGTGGTGGGCGACGCCGTGTGGATTGATGAAACCGACACGGGCCGCGATGTGTGGGGCAACAACGCCATCCTGGCCTACGTTCCCACCATCGGCGGCGGAGGCAGCGCAGATATCAGCTTGGCGCAGCCCGCTTTCGGCTTCACCAACGTGATCGAAGGTCACCCGTTCGCCGAGACCCCGTACTTTGCCCAGGACGGCTCCAAGTCCTGGATCTACGGCGCCACCTACGAACGCCGCCCCAATGTGGCCTACAACACCGCCGCATTCCTGTTCACCAACCCGAAATAACCCGCCGCAGGGGCTGCTATGCAGCCCCACTTCTAGTGAGCGAGAACCCCCGGCGGCCGCCGTGCCGCCGGGCCCTTCATACCCGAGGAATTCACCCATGAGCAAATTGATCGCCCTTGTGGCCACCGCAGTGATGGTGGGAGGTGTGCGCACCGTCATTCAACCAGGCGAGGAACTGCCCGATCTGGGAAAACACGACGAGCGCGAGCTGCTGCAGTCGGGCGCGGCAGAAAACCCTGCCGACAAAGCAGCCCTTGCCAAGGCCGAAGAGCGCGCGGCGGCCGAGACCGGCGCCGAGTTCCAGGCAGCACGCGAGCGCGCACTCCAAGCGCATGCGTCCATCAGCGAAAGCAGCAACGCGGCAGCTTCAGGCCAGTCCGCCAGTTCCTCGTCGGTGGATTCAGCGCCGCCTTCCAGTTCGACCACCACGTCGGCGGATTCAGCGCCGTCTTCCAGCTCAACTACCGCGCCCCCGCCTTCGAGCCCTACGGCCCCCGTTGCAAAGCAAGCGGCACAGGCCAAGGCCGCAGCAAAAACGCCCCCGCGCAAGTAAGCGCTGGACACCGCCACCTCCCTAACTCCCGGAGCCATTCAACATGCCATCGCAAAACAACACGGGCCGCCAGTTCGACAAGCAGCATTCGGTGACCATCGTGGCAATCGCCGCACTGGCCGCGAACCGTTTTGCCGCCTATGACGGCGGCTACCCATCCATCGCTGGGGGTGCCAAGGACTGCCAAGGCGTCACAGAAAACGCCGCTGAAGTGGGTGAGGCCGTCAGCCTGACCACCGGTTACAGCGCTCTGGTCGAAGCGGAGGCTCCCATCGCCTTCGGCGTGTATGTCAAGGTGGGCACTGACGGCAAAGCCGTCACCGGCACGGCCGCCGACCACTGCGGGCGAGCGCTGGGCGCCGCCACCCAGGCTGGCCAGCTGTTCGAAGTGCAGCTCTACAAGCACGTGCACGCCTGATAAGCCTAGGCGCAGCAGTCAATGAACTACGCCACTGTGCAGGACATGGTCAACCGCTTCGGTGAGCCGGAGCTTGTCCAGCTCACCGACCCGGACCTGCAGGCCGTGAGTGCGCCCAAGGCCGAGCGAGCACTGGAGGATGCCCAGGCATTCGCCGACAGCTTCATCGGCCGTGTGTACCGGCTGCCGTTGACCGGCTGCACCAAGCCTGCACCTGTTCCTGGCAACCCAGGCGCGGTGGAGCTGGTGGCGCCGCCTCAAATCACGCGCGTCGTGTGTGATGTGGCGCGCTACTACCTGCACAGCGACCTGGCCCCCGAGCACGAGGTCTACCTGCGATACAAGGCCGCCGAGCGTGAGCTGCTGCAGATTGCCGAGGGCAAGGCGGTGTTGTCTTGCCCATGGGGTGGCGCCCCAGGCACCTTGGTTGCTGGCGACGCTCCGGGTGATGCTGAGGTGCACTACGGCTTCTCCCCGCGCCAGATCACCGGCGAGACGTTGAGGGGTTTTGCATGAGCACCAGCGGCCAAACCGTTGAGCAGAGCAACAACTTCATGGCGTTGGAGCCGCGCCTGGTGGAGCTGGCGCGCAGCGCCGTGGAGGGCATGAGTCCGGCTGTGCACGTACTGACGGCTTCTGACCTGTCCGGTGTGTCTGAAAACGCCCAGCACACGCCAGCAGTTCACATCGTCTATGGCGGTTACCGGGTCGTTGAAGACCTCGGCATGACCGTGAAGCTTGAGCACACATGGCTGGCTGTAGCCGCCGTCCGCAACGTGGCAAAGGCCCGCAGTGGGGCAGCAGCTCGCCAAGACGCAGGCCTGTTGCTGGGTCGGGTCGCTGAGGTCTTCCTTGGGGCCAGTGTCCAGGGAGCAACAACGGCGCTCGCCATGGCAACCCCCCCGGGGGCCAGGTACTCCGCAGGATTTCAGTACATCCCCTCGGCCTTCAAGGTCGAGACCATTTTCCGCAAGAAGCAACCGTAACAGGAGCCCACATGGCAGCCATCGAAATCACCAAGCGCACCTACGCTCCCAGCGGGCTCGTGGGCAAGTTCTACGTCGCACCGTTCGCAAGCGGCGGCAGTCTGCTGGAACCCATCGGCAACGTGTTGGAGGCCAGCACAGAGCAGACGGAGGAAGTCGAAAAACAAGCGGACATGACCGTTTTGGGCGGTGGCACGCACGCCGAGATTCGCCGCGTCACAGGCGTGAAGTTCAAGGCCAAGATTGCTGACCTGAACATCGTAAACATGGCGCGCTCGCTGCTGGGCACGGTGAGTCCAGAGGATGCGGGCACGGTAGCTGATGTGCCAGGCGTTGTGCGCCGTGGCGCCCTGATCCCATTGCCGCACATCAATGTCACGAACCTGGTGCTGAAGAAAGGCACCGACGTGATTGCCTCCGCAGGCAACTACGACCTCCTTCCCGAGGGCATCTGGGTGCGCGCAGATGCCGCTGGCCTGGCTGATGCTGACGCTATCACCTACAGCTACAGCTATGCCGACCAGGTGGTGATCGAAGCCCTGACCGCCAAAGCCCCGGAGCTGCAAATCCGCTTCGCCGGTCTGAATGAAGCCGATAGCGGTCGCCCCGTGGTGATGGACATGTGGCGCGTGAGCCAGGGGGTGACCAAGCAGTTGTCGATTGTCAAGAAGGGCTTCGGCGCCCTCGATGTTGAAGGCGAGCTGCTGCAAGACCCTTCCAAGGTAGGCATTGGTATCAGCCGCTACATGCGGACGATTCACGTCTAACCACCCTCGCCCCAGAACAGGGCCGCCTGCCGCAACACCAGGCGGCATGCGGCCCATATTTTTGTCTTTAAAGCATTCCCCCTATGGTCCAACCTGTAGAAGTTGTCATTCAAGGCAGAGACCAAGCCAGCGAAGCTCTGAACAATGTCGGGGGAAGCGCTTCCAAGTTGGGGGACTCGGTCGCAGGGGCGGCTGCCCAGGCGGATGAACTGACTGCCGCGCTTGATGCCGGAACTGCCGCCATCAAGGCTGGACTGCAGGTAGCGCAGAGCGAAATTGAGCTGAAGCGGCAGCACTTAGCAGCCAGCCGGGCTGAGCAGCAGGCTCGTCTGCAAGCGGCTCTGGCCAAGGGTGATGAAGCCGCAGTTACCCGCGCCAGTAATGCCCTGGCCCAAATCGAAGCCGACCAGCTTGGCCTGGTTGCGAGTGCCAAGCGTGCTGAGGCCACCGCTACCCTGCAGGCGACCGCAGCGCGCCGTGAAGAGCTGGCCGCGTTCGGACCGCTGAATGCAGCCCACACCCGAGAACTGCAGGCCGCAGAAAACTACACCCGCGCACTTCGCGTTGAAGCGGCTGCGGCCGACCAGGCCGCGCAGCGCACCCGGGAGATGGGTGCCGCCCATCGGTCAGCCGTTGGCGCCACCGACCAGCTCAGCAGCCGTGTGGGAAACCTGTCTCAATTGCTGGGGCAGATGGCAGGCGCATTGGGCGCCGCCTTCACGTTCAGGGAGTTGGTCACCGCTGCTGCGCAGATGGAGCAGCTGCGCAGCGGTCTGACGGCCGTCACTGGGGATGCCACCAAGGCAGGGAAAGAGCTGGAGTTTGTCCGCCAGGTCGCCATCCGCATCGGGGCAGACGTCACCGAGGTTGGCAAGGCTTTCTTGAGTCTCTCAGCGGCAACCAAGGGCACCGCAGTAGAGGGAGAGCCCACACGCCAGGTGTTCGAAGCGGTGGCCACCGCCATGGGCAAGGCAGGTAAGAGCAGCGCAGAAACTTCCCTGGCCCTGCAGGCCCTCGCGCAGATGGCAGGCAAGGGCATCGTGCAGATGGAGGAACTGCGCGGCCAGCTCGGTGAGGCGTTGCCGGGTGCGCTCAACGCTACCGCCAAGGGCCTCGGCATCACGACCGCCGACCTCATCAAGCTGGTGGAAGAGGGAAAGATCGCCGCCAGCGACCTGTTCCCCGCCCTTTCCAAGGGCCTCAATGAGCTGTACGGTGGTGCGCCCTCGGCTCAGACCCTGAGCCAGGAGATCACCAACATCAAGAACTCGCTTACCGAGATGGCAGCAAACATCGGTGATGCGGGTGGCTTGACGGCGCTGAAGACCGGAGCCGAGGTCGCGCAAGCCGCAATCGTAGGCCTGGATGCAGGCTTGGTGGCTGCGGGCAAGAGCATTGGGACAGTGCTCGCTGCGCTTGCGAACCGAGATTTCTCTGGGATAAAGCAGGCTTTCGCAGACATTGAGAAAGAAGCCAAGGACAAGGTCCTCAAAGCCGCCCAGCACAACGAGACCCTGCGCAACGCCATCAAGGCGAGCGGCGACCAGGCCGCCATCACAGCACTGGCCCAACAGGACCTGGCCGCCAAGACGCAGCAGGCAGGTGCCGCAGCGGCCACTGGTGTCAGCGACTTCATCAAGCTGCAGAACGGCTACCGCCTGGTGCAGGAGTCCATCCGTGAGCAGATTGCCGAGCAGGAAAAAAGCCTGATCGCTCGGGACGCCGAAGGCAAGGCCACCGTTGCGCTGGCAACAGCGTTTGGCACAGAGGCTGCACAGCGTGCGGCCGTCGCCAGTGCTGCCGCGACCTCCGCCGCTGAGCAGGAAAAGTTGGCCCGGCTCAAGCTGACAGAGCTGGCCACCATGCAGGAAGAGCTGAAGGCGCTGAAAGCCGAGACGGCTCAGATGGCGGTGATTGATGACACCAAGAAGAAGCAAATCGCTGATCTGGAAAAGCTGATCGGGCTGCGTCAGCAGGACGCGGACAAGGCCGTCGCGCAGGCCCAGGCGGGTCGGTTGGCCGCAGAGCAAGCCAAGGCCGAAGCCGAGGCCTACAAAGACAACAGCGCCCGCGTGAATGAGTTGCGTGAAGCCTATGAACGCGCCAAAGCCAAGCTGGAAGAAGTGCGCGCGGCCAAAGCCGCAGGCAGAGCCACAACCGAGGAACTCGCCAGGGCTGAGCTGGAGGCGGGCAAAGCCGCCCTGGTGTATCGGGACGCTCTCCAGGACCAGCTCCAGGCCATCGAAGCCAAGCGCAACATGCAGGCTGTCGAGATCGACGTGCAATCAACCGCCGTGCGCCTCGCCATTGAGCAGCAGCGTGCAATCTATGAGGTCGCCAAGGCACGTGGAGATGAGCGCACGGCAATCGCCGCGCAAAACGAAATGCGGCGCCTGGAGATCCAGCTGCTGCAACTGACCGCCCAGGCCAAGCGTGCAGAGGCTGAAGCTGCCATTGCCAGCGCAGAGGCCAAGAAGGCCGAGCTGATCGCGGCTGATCAGTACAACGGGGCCAAGAAGCTGGAGATCGAAGCGGCAATAAAGGCCGCCGAGGTCAAGCGTATGGAGGGTGACATTGCCGAGGTGGCGGCCAACAAGCTGCGCAGCCTGGCGCAAGTGCAGGGAAGTTTGAAGGCTTCCACTGACAACGCTACGGGGGCGATCTACAGCCAAGCTGCAGCAATGGAGCGACTTGCCGAAGGGGTAGAGCGAGTCGGCGAGGGCTTCCGGAACAAGGACGGCTTCACGTCCGACGCCAAGGGCAACGTCCAGCAGCAGTTCATCTGGACTCAGGCCTCAATTGTTGACTACCTCAAGCAGGCTGGCCTGGACGAGTTGCTCGCCGAGCGGCTCTCGAAAGACTTTCTCGATAGCAACGGCGATGTGCCTTACCTCGCAACCGAAGCGCAAAAGCAGTGGGCTGGCAAGTGGGGCACGTTGTCTGAAGCGCTGGGCAAGATGGTCGAGTTTTACAAGTTTGACGACACCGGCAAGCACCGGGCCAGCGAGATGCTGGACTTTGAGAAGAGAAGGCGCGGCACGCCACAGCTGCGCCCCCAGCAACCAGCCGACAACGGCAGTGGTGACAGCGATACGGAAGACGGAAGTGGCAGCAGCCGCAGCAGTGGCATCGCCAGCGGCAGCAGCGCGCCTGGAGCCACCTACGTCTCCAACATCACCATCGACGGCGTCCAGATCCCTGTGCGCTTCGCCGACTCCGAAAGCCAGGCCAAGGGCGAGGACCTGCTGCGCAAGCTCGCCCGCGCCAAGGGCACTGCTGCCAGGTAACCCCCCCATGAGCATCACACTGACCTACAGCGGCACCACCGCATATCTGAGCGACCGCCTCCACTGGGCCGATGAGTTCGACTGGTCCCCTGTTGAGCAGGTCACCGCTTACAGCACCACCGGCCGCCTGCTGGTGGACGTGGCCGTCAAGCAATCGGGCCAGCCAGTCACGCTTGAAGGCACCGACACCAATGCCTGGATCAGCCGCGCACTGTGCAGCACCCTGCAGGCATGGGCTGCGCTGCCAGGCATCCAGCTCGACTTGGTGCTGCGCGGAGCCACGCACCAGGTCATCTTCGACCACGCCAAGGGCGGCTTCAGTGCCCAGCCCGTCTGGAAGCTGCTCGACGGCGAGATCACGCCCGAGCTGNTCGCGTCCCGCGTGATGGACGACGTGCCCGAGGGCGGCGGCGGCCCCACCGGCACCGTCATCCCCTACGGCGGCAGCAACCACATCTTCCGCGACATCACCGAGGCCGACCGGGCCGGTGGCAACGTGTCCATCATGCAGGTGCATGCGGCTGTGATGACGAACAACGCCGAGCCCTACATGGGCGCGAACTTCATCCTGTCCATGCCGCCCACCGACCCCAACGTGTCGGTCACCCTGGCGAAGTGCAACCTGTTCGCCCGCCGCACCGAGATCGCGAGTTCAATAGCCAACTACCTGATCAAGGCGTCCGAGTGGTCGGGCTACCTGCTGGAGAACCATGTCCTGGGCCAGAAGAACATCCAGCTCTTCCACCGCCCGGGCACCTCCACGCCGCCCATTGGGCGCACCCTGGTGCTGATCTACAACGAGGGCCAGCCCGACGAGCGTGCCCAGTACATCCGGGTCACCAGGGTCACCACAGAGACTCGGACTTTCACCTACAACACGGGCGGCGCGTTTGTGGACTTCCTGGGCTCGGTCACCCAGCTGGACCTGTCCGACAGCTTGCGCTTTGACTTCCCCGGTAGCCCACCAGATCGGGGCTTCGGGCGCGACCCACTCAAGACCATGATCCGCGACACCTCGGTGGCCGACGCGGCGGAATACTACGGCGCGGCTCCCACGGTGCTGGCCGCCGCCATCGGTGATTCGGTGGTGAAGGTGGACAGCATCTACACCCAGCTCGTGCCCAACTCGCGCACCGAGACTTCGGCCCTGGACCAGCGCCCAGCCGCCACGCGCTCCATCGTGCTGGCCGACGCCCCGCGCCGTGTTGAGATCGCGGCCGCAGCGCACACCCAGCGCATCAAGATCGGCCAGGAGAACCGGGGCTTCAACTACGTCTTCATGCTCAAGCCGCTGCCCGAGCCAGGCACGGTCACCGTGAGCTGGATGGCGCTGGGCACCTGGTACGAGCTGCAGGACGATGGCGCAGGCGTCTTCGTCGGCAGCGGCGTGGGCCTGCTCATCTATGGCACGGGCAGCGGCAGCGTGACGCTGCCCGTGCTGCCTGATGTGGGCAGCGCGCTCATCGTCCAGTGGGGCGAGCGCGTGGGCTACACCAATCGCAGCACGCAGGGTGCAGCCATCCGCGCGCCGGAGTACTGCTGGACGCTTGAGCATGAGGGCGTTGTACCTGGCTCCCCCGAGTTCACCTGGTACAGCGCGGGCGTGCTGCGCACCGCCACGGCCAATGCCGCAGGCGTCATCAGCGGCGATGCGACCGGCCTTGTGGACTACCCCAGCGGCACCGTGCTGCTGCGCACCGTGCACCTGCCCGACCCGGGCGACGAGATCAGCACGGCCTACGACACCGACGTCGTGGTCAAGGAGATGCTCGTCCCCGGCGCGCCCGACGCAGGCGGCTACATCACGCTCAGCCTGGCTCAGCAGCCCGCTGCAGGCACTCTGCAGATCGAGTGGGCCACGGCCCGCACCACCACCAACACCAGCGGCGGCAGCGTGACGAACACCAACGCCATCAAGAACACTGGTGTGACCTACACGACGCGCTCGGTGCCCGAATACCGCGAGCCCGAGTCCACCAGCGGCAGCACCGGCAGTGACTTTGTGAACTGGCCGCAAGTTTCTTGAGGAGACACCACCCATGCCCATCACCTACGTGGAGCGCCCCTTCACCATCACCAGCACTGTCGGCAGCTCAAGTACGCTGACGCAGGAATCCGGCCGCACTGCTGATGGCCGCATCGTCGTGGCCCAGACTGTCACCGACGACGGCGCAGGCGCTTTCATCGGCGGCCTGGGCACCGTCAACTACGGGGCCAAGCAGGTCAACCTGCGT